TGCACTAGATCCCGGCTTGTGGTCATGTCGAAGCTCTTGACTTGAGCGACGCACTTAAACAGGTCGGTTCGTGTCGTTATTTTGATTGCTCTTGTAACGCTAGGCGCAACCAACGCCAATGCATTAGGAATGCCGCCTGCCAACGCAAAAGCAAAAGTGCTGTAAAGCCTTATGCCGCCAACTTCGTCAACGTGAACATAGCCTGTCCAGTCCGGGTAGCTATGGCCACTAACCAGTTCTAGTGTCGCGCCGTTGTCAACTGCAATCGTGATTAGGTCGCCAGTAATTAACGCCCCAAGCGCAAAATCTACGCTAAAGCGTTTGCGGCCCACATTGACATCAGACGGAGCCAGCTCACTGCGAAGCCCGCGACCTGTTTCAACACGTTGCAGCTCAACTTCACCCTCGTTGCCTAGGTAAACAGACATAGATCACAAGCTATTTTCAACGGCAGCGCCGTCAGCTTCAAAAGTGATGTCAACAGATACGACTTCGCCCACAGAGCAAGTCATGCTCGCGTTAGTGATGTAAGCCGGAATCGTGATGGTGCTCCCATCAACTTCAAGTTTAAAAGTCACCTGACTAGATTCGGCATTAACACCACTGCCCAATGCACTGCCTGTTTTCACGATCTTACCGATCAAAGTCGATGCTGTTGAGCTGCTGCCGTAGTAATGCAGGCTGCATGAGCCAGTAGTGGAACGGGTGCTGGGAATAACAGTCCTGTCAGTGTCAGAAAGTGACGTGGTATCCAAAACAGTCTGTGCAGTGGACCATGTCCAGTTTTTCACTTGCCCCACCAGCGTTACAGCGGTGGTCAATGAGCCATAATAAAGTTTTCCGTTGATGCCGCTAGAAAAGGCCATTGCGGGTAAAAGATCGTGTCTCTAGTCTAAACGCCATCGAGGAAAGCAGTAAAGGTGCAAGACACATCGCAGCGATTGCGGAATTTATAGGTGACTGTTGGCGGCTCCTTGAAGCGCCATTTCAACGGTGAGCCTTCTTTCATTCGTAACTGCATCCCGGTGCTAGCTGCGTCCATAGCTTTAGTGTTATTAAAATCCACGTAGTCCCATACACCATTTGCTTTTTCATAAACACCAATGATGGTGTCTGCCGCAGTGTCTTCAATGTTGGAAAACTGCAAAGTCAGCTCGGCATTGGAATTACGCGCGCCAAATTGAACAACAGTTGTAGACCCATTAAGCGATTGGAAAAACGTTTGCGGGTACGTCCCAGGTTTGTAAGACCTGGCAGACGGGCGAAGGTCTTCAGGCTTGAATGTAACTGGCATTAGGCAGCCCTCACCGTGAAGTGGTCATCATTGTTCCCCCAGTCTAAAGTTGCTAACGAACCACCTTCAGTTAGCGGAGCGACGCTCCCTGCTACTTCTACAAGCCCGTCTTCTGCATAGGTCAGGCTTTCCAGCTTGTAAACACGGGTCTGAGGGTTGTTCCACCTAGACACTGCAAAAATTGAGCCCCATAATGTACTGTTTGAAGTTTTTCCCTTTACGACCTGAAGCTGATCAGTGTTAAGCGCCTGTGTTCCAGGTTTCCAGTACTGCACTTCGTATGTATCATTATCTAAATCCAAACCGATAATATTACCTTCGCCGTCGATAGATCCGTTATTTAGGCGGCTACCAAGGTCTGTATCGGAATGGGTGACTGCAGAAGCAACCTGAAAATATTCGCCGGGTTCTAGTCCCATCGCCATCTGAGGAGTTGTTTGAAACTTGATGCCGTGATCCACCAGTTGGCGCGTCTTTAGTGCGTACTTGGCAAATGTTTCTGCGTGCTCTTGGCTCGTGCAGAATCCAGACATGTCAAATGTTTCTTCTGGGTCGTTATCGGGACTGCGGCTGCGGCTATCCTCATCTTTAGTAAGGGTCACAACAACTGTCCTAGTTTGAGGGAAGCCGTTTGTTGTTTCTTGACGCCATAGAACTGTTGCCTTGAATAACTGGCGCTCTTCTGGGGACAAAAAACTGACCTGCAGGTCTTTCATGTTGCCGTCAGTAAATAAAACTTTGGGCGAAATTGGCTTGGTTTTTTGTATCTGCCCTGAGGTTTCGAATGGCACGTCAGGGTACAGGCTAAACCGTCCGCCTTTGATCCTAAATTGCAATAAGCAGTAACCAGCGTTTTCGTAGATCCATTCTCTTATATTGACGCGCTCGCCAATTACGCCGTCCCAAAAGAAACTATTGGCTTGGCAAAACAGAGTAGCACTCCGCATTTCGTTGATATCTACCTGGCTCTCGCCTACAAGTTCGCCGACACCATACTCTGTATTTGTCAGTAGGTCGTAGGCAATTTCGGGCAACAAATTAGTTGCAGCCTCTTTGGAAGCGAAAAGCAACTTTTTAACTGAAATGCCCTGCTTGAAGTAGGCGGATAACTCGTTAAAGCTCGACCATTCTGTACCACTATTTAGCCTTATACCTGCGTATACGAGGTCACTGTATGCCGCAGCAGGATCAGTGTAAAGAATCTCATTTACGCTAACAATTTCATGCTCTGGTGCAGACTGGTTTGATAATTCCTCTGCGTCATAAACAACAAAGTCTTGATAAGCGTCCCCATATCGCAAGTTAACAGTTTCACCATTTACGCCGCCAACATTAACGTCCCCATATAGGTCGTAACCTCGGCCAATTGTGACACCGTACAATTCCCATTCTTTATTGGAACCTTCGTCGCGACGGAACAATTTCCTATAGCCGGTGTACCAAACTGAAAAACCATTATGCTCAAACACGTTTTGTTCAGGTTGCTTCCATGCATTGTCATAGGCTCCTGCTGCATCTAAAAAGTACATATAGCGCTCTTGTCCTGGAAAACCCCAGTACCTAGCAACAGCGGCTCCCGCCAACGGCGCTAGTTGATACTCATAAGCCTCAGTGCTTGTGTCCGGGTGGATAATACATATTTGGTTGTAAACAGCTTCTGGCGTCCGGCCTTCTACGACAAACCCTGTCCCTTCAGGTGTTATGTTAATCCAAGTAGTATCCCCCTGTTTGCGGTACAGCAAAGCAAAGAAAGATTGGCGTTTGTTGTAAATGTTGAGCTGCCCGAGAGTAATTGTTCCGTCTTTTTCCTCGTACCGGTCAATTGTCGCTTGGTTTGGTTGAGAATTGACGTTTGGAAATCCGTTAATTTTCCTGTAAACCGTTGATTTTATAGTCAGATCAGTTCTATTGCAGGCTCTGTTGTTGCTAATAGTTGCCACGGCAATCCGCTGAATTGATAGATTTTCAGGTTTTTCTTTTCGTTCTTCATCTCTTGTGTCAATTTGAGCATCTGTTGTCATCCTGAATACGGCTTTTACTTGGCGACCTGGAGCCCAAGGGCTACCTTCTTTATTGACCAACACGCCATAGCCAGTACCAATTAAGTATGTTTCTCCAACAATTAAATTGCTATCTGCATCAATACGCCCATTATTTGTAGCCTGCTGGATGTCTACAATTCCTCCAGCGCCGTAAGCTTGGTCATTGAATGTATTGGATGCTAGCACGTAGGTAACTTCACTACCCGCAGGCACATACTTATCGTCAGTCTTCCCTGGGCCATAAACGTAGCCATATCTAGGATAAGAATCGCGAATTTTTCTTTGTTTATCCCTGATGTCATCCTCTACGTCACCATCTATACTGTCGGGTTTGAGCAATAATTCATAATTTACTCTGTACCGGTTGCCGTTAGGCAAGCAAGCAAACGTACCAAACACAGCTTGAGTTGATGGCGTCCGCGCACCACTGAAATATTGGACTAAACCATTTGCCCACTTAAAAGCGAATGGATCAACTCCTTTGCTGGTGTCATACGGTGGTTCCATATCAGTTGGGTACGCATCATCATGGGAAAAACGTCCACCATTGTGGTTGTGTTTGAAGTACAGAGCTATCTTTCCAAGTGCATAGTCCGCTACCAATAAATCACCGATAGCGTAACCTTCAAAATCAGGGCGTCCCTCGACCGGGCCATGGCTAAATAGCATCAAAGCCCTGAGTTGTTGATTACGCCCTAGGCTTGTCATTAAGGACCAGATCAGCGAGCTGTTTACGCGAACACCGCCATAGGTTGGTCCGCTCGGAAGGGTCTGTTGATTGGTGTATACCAACGGAATAACAGAACCCAATACTGCTAATTGTTGGATCGAGTCAAACGATGACTGTGGCGCATACCGGCTACGGCTGGTTTGGCCCTCTGTTGCTAATTGCGGCCCCGCCTTCTTTTGTTCTGGTGATCGCGGTTTTGGTGCTAGTAATGCGCCAACGGCTGTAAGGGCTATACCAACTACAAGGTTGACAACAATTGCCGTTAGTGAAACAGGCTCATTCTTAATGTCTGGGATGTGGGCATACGCTTCCGCTCGCTTGCCGTTGTACTCATCGTTTAAACGTAAAAATTCCCAGTATTCATCCTCAGTAAGCCCTAGAGCTTCGATTATCTGTATTTCCGAGGGCAGTAAAACTCGTGGGGTTGCAAATGCTCGATGGGACTCCAACGAACCCCCGACTCTCCGAAGTTCAGCCATCCGTTTTCAAAATAAACTGCCATGCCATAGCCATTTTCAGACCTGCATAGCGCAACTACCCCACAGTCTAGGTGAGTCGTCTGCTGCCCCCAGCGTTCTAGCTCTTCCTTAAAGACACTGGTGTCACCGCGTCTTAAACGCCGATACCAATTACGCTGAGGTTCAGGTGTGCTAATGCCGTAGTAAGTAAGCACAGCTCGCGCCAGTGACAAGCAGTCGCCGCCTTCGTAATTGACAAAATCACCGCCCAGCCTGTAAGGGCGTCCCAGCAAAAGATACGGGTTCAACGGTTGGTAATAGTGCCGGATACAGGCAGAGCACCGACTAAATCGCGGGTAAGCACACGGTTTGGAGCGTTTGCGCCTACTGCATCGATGGCGCTGCTCAACAGTATTTCTATCGTTTCGGTGTCATAAGACATGCTGGCAGCTATCCAGTTCTCTTCTGTCAGCAGTCTTTGTGTCTCGGTAAAAGTGCTGTTCATGACGTAAGTCTCGACCTTGACTTTTGCCTTTTTCCTCACGGCGCTACGAGCTGCATTCATGCTCAGTAGATTTGCAGACAGAATTAAACTCGATTCGATGTTGTCGCCTGTTCTGTTTTTTGCCGCGCCTTGGTAGATGAAGGACAAATACTTAAACTCACCAATCTCTCCAAGGGTGCTGTTTTGGTAGCGGGGCTTAAAATCGGGATGGAATGGGACTTTTGGGCCTTCATCAATTGTGATGAACGTAGTAATGCGGGTGTAACTCATCGGCCTAGTCCAATCTTGGAACGTTGTGACCTGCTGTTTCGCAGAGCGTTCATTGTTCTACTTTGACCGCCTGCAGCTCCCTGGTTCGCAGCTACCTTCATGCCTGCCTGAACCGTTGAGTTCATCTGTTCCACGGTGACATACTGCATCCCGTCCGGCATTGTTGTGGCCTGGATGTTGGGACTATAGGCAGGCGTACCACCGCCGCCACCGTAGAACGACATCGCATCTCGCGATTTTGTGTGGTCAATAACTGTTTCCTGAGGATGGAGCAAACTTAAAAATCCACCTTGGCCGTCGAGGCCGCCTGAACGCGGGCCATTGCCGGTAAAGCCGCCGCCAGCAAAACTTAACCCAAAGGTGCTATCACTTCCACCTGGGCTAAACATTCCACCGCCACCGCCGAGGTTAAACATTTTTCCCAGTCCGCTACCTAGCGGACTGCTGCCACCGCCGCCTAACGCTTTGAGAATAAGCATGAATGCCTGCTGCGCCATCATCTGCGTGGCCATGTCGATAAAGGCTTTACCGATGTTGGCGAACATGTTACTAAAAGCTTCCTGTACCGAACCAGTGCCTGTAACAATCGACTGCACAGCAGATGACATTGCAGTGGCGGCTTCGTTTGCAATAAAGCCGTACTTCTCCATTAACTGGTTCTGACGCAATTCCGCCTGCTCTACTTCGTTTAGTACGGGAAGTAGTATCTCGTTTAAAGCTATTTTTTCCTCTAACTGCGCAATTTCTTTTGTAGCAGCTTCGCGTACTTTTGGATCTTTTTGAAGCTCTTTTTGTTCTTTAATTGATGCTTTTAGTTCGTTAATTACATCGTCGTATCGCCGTGTTTGCTTAATAAGCAACTCAGCGCGTTCTGCTTCGTCACCACCAAATGGTGAAGCCGTCCTACGCTCCACGTCAGCAATATCCCGCCTTAGGCCGCGTTCAAGACCTTCAAGTTCTTCCTGTCGTCTTAGCTGGGTGATTTTTTCCTGTATCGCAAGTTGCTCTTTGCTGGCTGAATTTTGCTGTATTTGCGCGTCAACTTGACCTCTAAGTGTTACTAAGCGGGTGTTGAAAAGCTTGTTAATTAGCGCTGCGTCTGCAGCGTACTTACTGGTGGCTAGGGCTTGCTGGCGCTGGAACTCAAGTAAGTTTTCCTCCCGCTGCAAACGTTCGCGTAAACGAGTATTTTGAAAGTCCAGAGCCTCCGACTCGGACATATTAAGCTGCATAAGTTTTGTTTTTATATCAAACTGTTTTAGTAATTCTTGACTTATTTGTTGCTGCAGTTGGAAACCTTTTGATGTAGGCAGCTTTGGTGCCCTGGTTTTTGGTGGGGTAAAACGGTTACGGTCTTCAGCAGTTACAGGTATTTGAGCAGTTACTACAGGCGGAAATTCTTTAAGAACTTGCGCTCTAGCTTCTGCTTGGCTCATACCGTTTTTAGCGGCGTCTCTACCCCTTCGAGCGCCTATAAGCTCTTCGTATCTTGCCTTTGCTTCAGGATTGTCCTCAATAACTGACTTAAACTGGCCCAGCTGTACTTGAGCCCCTAAAGCCCGATTTATTAAGCTTAAGAACGCATTTAGTGGACCCGCAACAAGCTTCTGCAACTGGAGTGTTAGTGCGCCCCAGAGGCGGGTTGTTTCGTCAGTAGTGTCGCCTAGAGTTTGCAGACTCTCAACACCTTTATTACCGATAATTCCAACTAACTCTTCGGTAACTAAAGTTGCAAGTTTTTCTACTTCGCCTAGTTCTGCGAGTTGATTGGCTAATAGTTCGGTCTCTTTAGACGAAAATAGGCTCTTTTCTGTTAGTAGGTCGAACGCGCCGCCGGTGCTATTAAGTGCTTGGCCTACTTCTGCTGCTTGTGTAGCAAACGCATCCACTGCTGTACCGATGGCGCTGCCGAGGATCTGCGCACCAAAACCACTTCCTCCTCCTAGTGTCCCTAGCAGTCCACCGAGTCCGCCGCCTGCAACAGAGCCGATGCCACCGCCAAATAGAAGCGGGAAACCTACGCCAAGAGCTAAAGTATCCGCTCTTTTTTGACGGTCTCTTTTGTTGGCAGCTGCTTTGGCAACTGCTGTCTTCTTGACCGCTGCTGCTTCTTTTTCGGCTGCTAAAGCAGCTCTTTCAGCTGACTTAGCAGCTCTTTCGGTATCTTTTGCGTAGCTGGCACGAATAGCCGCAGCATCCTTAAATAAACGCGCCATCATTGTGCGCTTATTTAACTCCTTTACTGCAGCTTGGTTTAATTGTTCCGCAATGTTTAATCTGCTTTTATCTACTGCTAGAGCAGCTTGCGCTGCACGGTTTTGTTGGGCTGTTTGTCCGCTTCTTCCGCCACTGGCACTAAAAGGGTTCCTACTTTGAATTTTTTCGTATCGTTTTTCTAGTGCCCTTAACTCGGTATCAATAACCTTGACGCGCAGCTCAATCTCGCTTTGATAAGCCACGGCCTCTAACGTAAACTACTTACATACAGCTTACCTGCGGCGGCGGGCTTTTTCCATTTGTTTTTCTTGGTCCTCGTTAAGGATCTGGAAATAGGCGCTCCAGCCCAGCAGTTCCTCTGGTGTCATCGTGGTGCGGACTTCGGTCAAGCTCATGCCAAGCTCTTTGGCAACGCCAAATTGCAGCATGAGCCAGTTGTCTTTGCGAAGTTCCGCAACTAGGATTTTGGGTCCATTGGCTCTTCGTCTTCGTCAGTAAGGATGGCCAGCATCAAGGACTGCAGATCGCTGTCCTTGACTTCGTTTTTTAAAATATCGACTTCTCCGGCAGAAAAAAGCTTGGCGCCGCTTTCGTCTTGTGCTTTGCCGATTAGCAGCTGCAGTGCGAACGCTCCAGCGTCGTCAGACTTGGCTTGCTTTTGAGCGCGTTCGCGTTCAGCCATGGTTAAAGGGCTGATCCACATCTCAAATGTGGTGTCATCAGACAATTTAACCTTGCGCTTGCTCGGCTGGAGATTTGCTGCTTTACGCAGCCTATCAATGGCGCGAGTAGATCCAGCGGGCATGATTTGTGCTTGACTATAAATTAACTATAGCGTAGCGCAATAAAAACCCCCGGCAAAAACCGGGGCTATGTGTTTACTTAAGTAGCACTTTATCAGGTCTGGCTGAAGTCGAAGCTTGGAGTGCCAGATGGACGGAAGCTTACGCTTACAGATTGTGCGTCGTCAGGGGTGACGTTCATGCTGGCAGAAGTCAGCACTGCTTCAAACTCGATGGAACGGCTTTCGGTCTCGCTGACTGAGCCGCCGCTGAACACTTGGTCGGTGTAAAGCTTGAAGGCAGCACCAGTCTGGTTGCGTTGAAGTACGTCCTCGATCATGCGGTTGCTGAGGGAGGCATCCTCGTCGGTCATGTAGACCGTTGCGCTGCCCGTACCATCGCCGAAGCCGGAGATGTAGCTGCGGAATGGAACGTACTGGCCGGGGGTTTGGCCGATGGTGGTTACATCGATTTCAGCACGGTTGATTTCAAAGCTCCAGTCACGCACCTGGCCCACTACTGCAAATGCGGCGTAGGCAACTTGGAAAGCGTTAGGGGTAACGGCTGTGCCGTCGTCGGTAATGGTGATTGATGCTCCAGCCAAGGTTGCAGAAACCTGCAGCGCTCCGGTGCTGGCGGTATAGCTAATGACGTAATAGGTGGTTACAAGCGCAATTCCTGCAGGAAGTGTGCCTGTGCCTGCGCCGCCAGTTTGAGTGTTGATCACACTGAACTGCACAGGATCGCCTACTTTCAAGTTCAAGTAGGTTCCAACAGTAATGGTGTCTGTGCCGACATTGACGTTAGACTCGGCAAAACTGCTGGTTGTGCCAGCGGGCTTGTAGTAGAGGGCACCTGAAGTGCCGGACAGAACGGTGGTGGCCATTGCTACGCCAAAATTAAGGGTCTCTGCGGGCACTGCCCGGCTTATTACAGGTTAGCGCCTAGTTAAGTCAGCACAGTTGCTACATAGCCTGTGTTAATGCGACCTACAAAATGCGGTGATTCATCAGTAGCGGAAAATGTGGGGCCGTTTATTTCACCCACTTTTACAAAAACACCTGTAGTAGTTTTGGATGTGTTGTTAATTGTCTCCAAAACGTTTACGGCGGTTGTTACAAGCTCTTGATTGCGGGCCGGACCACGCCCTTTTTCTGTAAACAGCCGGATTACTAACGCACCACGGGCGTTGTCCACGCTAGAGGTCAGCGTTGGTTCGTTGGTTAGGCCGAACGTGATGTTGACGCGCACATACTCGGTGGTTGTATTTGGTGGTACGGCAGTGATGTTGTCGAAGTACACAGGTACTGCAGGGGACAAGTTGTTAAATGCCGTCAGTAACGGGTTCTCCATTGATGCCCGGATCGCTTGGTAGTTCATTTTCTAAACGCTTTTGCCAAGGCTTTGTCCATTTCTATTTTAATTGCTTTGTCTAGGCGGCCTCCTTCTGCAAAAGTTGCAAACCAGTCCAAGGGGGCTGTACGACTTGAGATGCTTTTTGGATCACCGCCGCCTGTATCCCCTCTACGACTACTGTCTTTACGTCCACCATTAACCGGGTCAAAGTTGGCTTGACCTTGTGAGGTTTGTGGGCCATCTGGAGATATTGCCCAACCTTTTGGATAGTAAGTTTTGTCATGTTCCACGGCATCAATAGCTTCCGCTGCGTGATCCGAAAAGTTTGAAATAGTAAATACAACTTTATCCGTAGTTACTTTGGTCCTTAAAAGCGTTGCTGCTGCTTGCGGTCCAGTAAACGGACCTTCACGAAATCTGAGTGGTCGGGCATCTCCTGGACCACCGTCACCCTTAACTTGCTGTCCTTGCGGGCCTTGAATTTGCCAAGAATTAGAGAAACGGCCTGTCCAACTAGGGCCTTCCTCTTGTAACTCGTCTACTGTGCGCTCCGCAGCTTTAATGGCACCGATTAAAAGAGCCGATGAAACGTCGCGGTCTAGTTGTTTGCCTATCCCAAAACCTTTAGCCATTACTGTGGCCTCACAATCAGGGTGTGGTACACCGGTTTGTCACCACGATAGGTCAAAATGTTGATGATCTTGGCTTCGCGGGTTTGACCTGCCTGCGGATACTGCACACGGTCGGCTTCTGTTGGGTAATAATCGCCAAGCTCTTCCGTACCAATCAAAATCTTTACGTCCGTGCTTTGGTACAAGCCTTCGGATTCGCGGGGCGTCAGGCGGCTGATGATGCCCTTTACCGTGACATTGGTGTCCGCTCCAGTCACAGCCCCTGTGGTTGGGTCGTAGGCGCGGGGTGTGGTGGTTTTGATGTACGTGATGTTCTGACCCCAGTCGTTGAAGATCTGAGCTGGAATCGGTGAAAAGGTGTCGTCTATTTTTGACATTTCATCCTCTAACAACGCGCACTTGATAACCCCCAGAACCGCCCAGGGTGAAGGCTCCAAGGTAAGACTGTAACCAGGGGTAGACATCA